TTTCCGTCACTACCTATCACATAATCCCCTTTTTTTACAGATCCCATGTTTACATAACCTTCTGGTGTTAATACTGGTTCTGACAAAGGCTGACTTTTTCCTGTTCCTGCTTTACCAGTAATCGTCACAAGCTTGATTTTAGGGTCTGTAAGCGCGTCTAAAACAAAATGCTGCTCATCGTTCATAGCTTTTACTGGAAGGTTGTCAGGGTACTTTAAAGCCCTCATTTGACCTCCGCTGATTCTTCCTAACTTCCCTTCTACGTTTACATACTCGTTCTCGTAAAAGTCGCCAAAACCTTCGTTGCTTTCGTCAGAACTAATGTTCTTAAAGCCTTTAAAGTTTTTATCCTTGATCTTAATATCCGACGGTTCGTAACCTTCTGCTAAAATATCCATGCTTCTAGCTTTTAATCGGACATTACAATCGTTACTTACTAAGATAGTTTCTTCATCTGGAAAGTTCTCTTTCATAAACTGTGCATGTGCAATAATCTTATTGTCGTTCTTTTCATGTTCGTGAGCATTTTCGCACTCATACACAAATAAAACTCCACCTTCATTAAGATCTGCTCCATGTGAAAGCTTTCCTCTATTCTTCTCAGGATTTGACAGCTTATCTAGTAGTCTCGACACTTCCCTAGCGTTATAACCTACAGCACCTTGAACCGTCTTCTTATTGTCCAGTTCTTCTAGTACTATCATAGGTATAATTACGTTGTTATCCTGAAACTTAAAAATGGATCGTGGATCTAATAGTAAAATGTTGGTGTCTATAACAAAATTCTTCTTCTCTGACATGAATCTCCCGTGGTTAATACTTAATTCATTGTAGCTTATTTATTCTTCCTTGTCAAGTTTTTATTACCTCTAATATATTAATTTCCCCTGTTTCAGTGTCTATTTCAACATTAAAACCCACCTCATAAAATGCATAGTTTAAAACTTCTTTAGCTTTTTCGGATAAAATATAATCCAACTCTTCTCCTGATATCTGTTCTAAAAACGCACCTTTTGGTTCGTGCAAGCAATAAGTCATCGTATATTTACGCATTATGATTCTCCTTCCTCGAACTCTATTAAAAGTTCTATGCAATGAATCGCTTTTTTTAAATCCTCGATTCCGTTCTTATCTTTATACCTAGTTATATACTTTACCGCGTTTGCTTGACCGTAATTAAGCTCGTTCTCAAGTGCGTATCTCATAGGCTGTATTCGCAGCTTTGAATAGTGATTACCTGCGATCTGAGTTTCCGATGCTTTAAGATCCGCCTCTTCTGCGTGAAACTCCCCAAATGACTCCTTCTCAGACATCTCTTCTTTAAAAAGGTCCGGGTTTTTAGCAATAACTTTTTCGATCCTATCAATAATCTCTTCATGAGTATAAACTGGCGCAAAGTAATCCTCTAAACCTCTTCCGAAGTAATGTCTATCTCCGTCATCATCGCTTAAAAAATGACTAGAGGCTACATCATATTCGTAAACTTCTCCATAAGTAAAGAAGCATTCATCATCACCTACATATTCATATTGCCGAGTTTCAGCGTTATTGTAGTTTTGATTAGGTTCTGAACTTACTTCTACAAAGTTAGCTTCTAAAAAATCATAACTTACTCCGTGATAACTCCCTGTATCGGACTCTTTAAAACCTCCTGCATCCTCAGTAAGTTCATAAAGAAGTCCTTCAGTAAAAAATCCACTTGATTCCGATGTTCTTTTAAATAACCGTTTTTCTGACACTATATTCTCCGTTTCTTCTACTAATTCAAAATGATCTACTGGATGAAAACCCCATCCTTCTACTAAAGCAACTTCTAAACTTCTTTTACTATTAAAATCTTGAGACTCTAGTATAAATTTTTGTCCTATATTAACCTTATATTTTCCGGAGGAAGTATTAGAACAATTAGCTATACAAACTATTTTATCACCTTCTTTAAATTCTCTCATTTCCAATCCACCTTATCAATACCGTCAACTTTTTCACCCTTTATAAGATCCGCAACAAAGTAGTAAACTAGGTAAAATAACCTCTTAATTGGATTATGATGACTTCTTCTTAACCTTGGAAAGTTCTCGTACATACCTTCGTTAACCTCTATAACAGCTTTTAAACGCCGCCATAAAGATTTGATGCGGACATCAGATTCTCGGACAGCAATTGCCTTTTCGTTACTTTCTACAATAAGAAGACTTTGAGCTAAGTCAGAACAGTCGGGATTAGCGACCTTAACAAACTTTACCTTTGAACCTTTGTTGATATAGTTAGGAGAACCTTTTTTACCGATTCCTCTTGTAGTTATTAATTCTTCGTTATCTTTATACATAAAACCTCCTTACATAGTATATCACAACTACTTAACCTTGTCCAGACCTTCTATGCTCTTAGATAAAAAGTCCATAAGCTCCGAATTATCTCTTAGTAGCCCGAAAACTCTAGGACTAACTAGCCTAATCATGTTTTCTTCCAAGTCATAAGGCTTTTCCGACTCATGCTTAAAAACAGAATCTGCTAACTCGAACATTATAACGTGACAAACTTCGTGAATTGTTGTTTCTACTACGTTTTGATCGTCTTTACCTTTGTAATAAATATGCACGATCTTTTTATCCGTGTCTGTAATACCGAAGTTCTCGGTCTCGATATCTAGGAATTTTATCTCCCAATCAAAACCTGAGAATTTAAACGGTATAGTATCTGGGTATCTTTTCTTTTTGCTCATTATAAATCCCTTTACTTAAGTTCCCCGATCCATCTTCCTTTATTGTCTAACACCATAGGAATTAACATAGGTTGTCCGTCTAGGATAATACCCATTCCAATTAGAGGTCTTCCTAAAGTAGTCTTATTGTATGCAAAAGCTAAAGCCTTGTCATCAATTAAACATCCTATAGTCATATTCCAAAGTAACTTATCCGGAGTTCCTGTATATTTAATTTCAAAAGAATTATGAAAGTGACCTTGGATAAAGTTAATACCAAGTCTTTGCGCAACTTTTTGACCATCAGAAGCTAGTCCGTGGTGAAAATAAACTCTTTGACCGTCAGATAAAGTGATCTTTAAATCATTATGCCATTGCCAGCCTTTAGGAGCGTCTAAAACCTCTCCGTAAGCTCTTAGGTACTTTCTAGGTATTCCGTGATGCTTACCTTTTCTATAGACCATAGATCCGTGATTTGAGTCTACTAAGTCTACTTGAGGAAATAGTTCGTAAATAGGTTGAAGCATTGTAATAGCTTCTTCTAGTTCATCACCTGCACTTGGAAGGTCCGGATCTGAATCATGAAAACTCATAGCATGTTTGTCAACTTCGTCACCAATACAGATAACTCTATCAGGATCATACGCCTCTTTTACTGCTTTTAAAAATGACACTAAATCTTGATGTTGGTAAGGTATATGCATATCGCTAATTACCAAAACTCTACTATTCTTCTTTTTACTCATTTCTATCTCCTAGATTGAATCTCGAACCCTAGTCCGAAACCAAATAAATATACTTTAATATTAACATAAATACTATTTCGTGTCAAGAAAAACCCGGTCGGAAAAGAAAATTTCTTTACTTGCAAGTATTTTCGGTGAATTGTCATCACCTCTTCGCTGCTTATTTCTGGAAGCAACAATAATATTTTGTACCAGTAACCTTTGTCTTTAAAATGACCACCTTCCATCATCGTAAATTCACTTTTCATCTTTTACTCCTGAAGGGTAAACCTCGACGTTATTTAAAATCAGCTCAATCACGCCTCTAAGGTTCAAATTCTCGGCATATAACTTTCTAGTAGCTTTATGAGCAGCTATAACAGATAATAAGTAGTTAATTTCTCTTCTGCGCACACGAACATTTTCTCGAATAACTCTTTGATTTTTTACATCAGTAGGGCGAATCTTTTTCATGCCATGTTGAATCCAAGTTAATATCTTTAACTGCTCCACCGCTTCTTCATAACTCATTTTATTTTTCATCTAGTAACTCCAAAAACCCTGAATCTCTCAAAGCTATAAACATGTGGCAAATTCTGCCCGTGTTGTTTCTTTTGTTGTCGTCGCACCATTCTAATGCATCTTTACAAGCTTCAAATACGCTGTCCGGAACTTCTATGGAAATATTCTCATAGTTTTCCTTCTTATCGTAACCGTGTCTTAGATACTCCATTCCGCCGTCTACAAAGATACTGCCACAACTACAACTTTTATGATCGTGTCTATGAGCCGAGTATATAGTATCGCCACATTTCAAACACTTTGCGCTGTTACTCAGTATTTTACTCAATGGAACGTCCCTCCCTCATTGTCGTCATCATCCTCTTCGTCTACTGGCTCATTCATGCCAAAAAACTCCAACAATGATTGCTCTTCTTCGCCGTCTACTTGAATATCGTAGCCCATCTGTTCTGCCATTTCCGCGACATTTTCCATGCTAGTAAGTATCAAAGACTCCTCTGATAACATTACCGCGTCAAACATAGGAAGAAGTTCTTTAATCTGCTTAATAAGTTCGTTCAGCTTTTTAACATCATTTTCATCCATTATAATTCTCCAAAAATTAAACTATATGTAGTAAATAAACATATATAGTGAATAAGTTGATCTAATCCTATTACAGCAAAAAACCAATGAACCTCTTTTTTTTCCCACAATTTTTTAGAAACTCTACTTGAAACATAATCCGTAAAAAAATGAAGAATCCCGTTAACTAAAGCATATAAAGGTCCAATAATTAAAAAAGGAATAGAATATACTATGACATGAATTCCCAAAGCTTTGTTAGAGCTTGATTTGTTTTGAGCCATCCAATCAGACTGTAAAATAAAATCCGAAACAAAGTGCAAAGATACGAGTAAGATTATTGTACTTAATGTAAACATTACAATTCTCCTATAACTTCAAGTTCGGCATATACTACTACTTCGTCAATTCTCGGAACATAATAAACAGTTCTAGCTCTTGTTGAAGCAGCATCTACTACCTTTCTTATAAACTTATCAAGTGTTCTTGCTTGGTTTTCTCTACGCTGTTTTACTACCATTAATTCGGCACTATTTTTACTATTTAGCATACAAACTTCATCGTAACGTCTTTTTAAAACGTCGTAGTTGTTATCCGCTTTAGACACTCTAATCATTGCATAAACGATTGTTACCAATAAAATTGCTGTAAAAACTATCATTTTAACTTCTCCTTACTTATCCAAGACTCTACTGCACTTATGCTAACAGGTCTGTAATTGTTTCCCGGAACTCCTATGTCCCATTGTCTATCAGTTCTAACTTCTTTTATATTTTCTTTTGTTGAATGAATATGTCCGTGTAGATGAAATTGACCTTCATCTTTTATCATAAACTTATGCTGCTTAAATTCCCCATGCCAATGTTCACCACCTTGCACATTTCTCATACCTGTAACATCTTCTCTAAAAACTCCCGGCAAAGGACAGTGACTTAAACTCACTCTTTCTCCTGCTATATATAGTATACACGAATTTACAACAATGTCAAATCCTATTGTATACATCGCGTTATGGTTACGGTCGTGATTCCCTAGTACTAGTATCTTAGTTCCGTTTAACTGCGACACTACGTCTTTTAGAAACTCTACATTGCCCATACCGAAGTCACCTAGAAAGTAACAGACTCCGTTTTCTGGCACAACAGCGTTATAGTTACGAATTAAGGTCTTGTTCATATGCTCCAAGCTTTTAAAAGGTCTCTTGTCAAAACTTATACAACTTTCATGACCAAAATGTTGATCAGAAGTAAAGAATATCGACTTTCTTGACACTACATATCTCCTATTTTTTGAGTTGCTTTAAAAGCTAGACTAGTTACCAATACTCCTACTACAAATGCTCCTAACACGTTCAGGTAGCTGTTAAATTTAGCCTCTGAGAGCTTTCTTCTAGTCAATGCAGCATCTTGCTCATGATAATCTATAAGAGCGTCCTGAGCTACTCCTAGAGCCTTTAAAGTAATAACTGTCTTCTCTGCTTTTACCGCTTTCTCCGCCCTATCCTCTGTCAATAAGATGCCAGAAAAAGGAGCAGCCTCACCCTTGTCTAAAATGACCGAGTTTTGAGCAAAAGCTGAAGTTGTTAAAAGTAATGTCAGAATTATCGCGACTACATTTTTCATTTGTGATCCCTTGACGGAAGTGTTGTTTCTCTACCAGTTTGTTCTGACAAAGTTACGCAGCTTACCGTTGTTAACATTGCTATTATAAAAAGTATCTTCATTTCTTTTCCTTAAATTTACAAGACATTCCTGCATTATGAGCTACACTAGCTTTGTAGCATATAACTTCGCTGTTTTCGCATCTTACAAGGTCATTGCCGAGATTTGACGGAACTATTACACAAGTAAGTTTATCTTTTGGTGCAGCGGAACTACTTATTGAAATGGTCATTGATATCAGTAATACTAATGTCTTCATCTTCAATCTCCTTTACTTTGTCTTTTAACTTCTTAACATCCTGCTCTAAATCTCGCTGCTTTTTAGGCTTCGGTCTAAACAGTTCTATTATCCACGCTATAAGTTTAACTATCATCTTCGCTCTCCCATAAAGCCAAGTAATCATGAGAATATCCGTTAAAAACAGCAAAGGAGCTTTCAGGAGCTGACATACCTAGCTCTACAAACAAATCTACAGCAGCTTCTACAGTACCTTCGCTAGTAAACACAGTATTTTCTTGATGCTCCAAAACTTGCTTAATAAATTCACTTTTCTTCATAATCCTCCTAAAACGGCAATATTCTATCTTTGCCGACCTTTGTGTTATTATATAGGAAATCTAGCAGCTTGTCAACATCTTTTTCCGTAAGTTCAAAATATAAAAAAGCGTCGTCTTCTTGTATTGCAATTTCTACAGTATCTTTAAGTTTTAAAAAATGAACACTGTACCTATCTGAACCAACTTCTAAACTAATCTCCGCAGGTTCTGACACTACCTCCCAATCAGTAGCTACAATATCTGCACTAGTAACTTTGTACATCTTCATAGCGTCTACAGAGGTTATATCACCTCCTACTACTTTGAGCCAAATGTCGCCGTTTCTTCTGAAGTTTTTACCCGAGTTTATCGCATCTTGAATATTCATAACACCTCTTTTATATCTTCTAAAACCGCTTCTAATGTTGCAAACATTTCATCACGATAAGTTCTTATATCTCCCTCGTGATCTTTAAACTCTTTAATTATCTCCGCCACTTCTTCAAGAAGCGCTTTTGTTTTAATATCTTTCATAGCAATTACCCCTACCTCTCTAAGCTTTTTTATAAAATCTTCTGCATAACAAAGAACAGAATAAGGACACGCTATCATTTCACCTTGATTTTCAGGAAACATTTCCCATATCAGTTCTCTAATATCTGCGCTTTTATTTATCATATTTTCATACTCATCTAAATTGTTATCATATTCCATAATCGTCTCCATTACTTTATTTCTTTGTATGAATGTAAAAAATCAAAAACATCAGTATTAGATTGCTTCCACATAGTAGAAGTTCTAAAACAAGCCGACCTTAAGCTTACTAGTAGTATTTTAAAATCAGGATCTCTCGGACTCAATTCTTTTATCCTTTGGATTATAAAATGAGGCGGATATATTGAACCCTCTAAAGTCTTTATCATATTTTTAGTTATATACTGATCTTTTTTTAGTCCTTCAACTTTTTTACGTATTTCATTAAATGATAAATCTTTGTCTAAGTTTAATTTTTCCATAGTACGCTCAAGTCTATTAATATCCTTTATAACAGAACCTAAGTCTTCTGGGAATTTAATATTATCTGAATACCTCATGTCAATACCTCCATTAATAGCTTATACCACTTTAAAAACTTTGTCAAGTACTATGCCTCGCAGCTTAGACAATCTTTTGTTAAGACTCTACAACTATTCTATAAATACCACCCCCTTCGCCTCCTGATGGCTCTAAGAATAGTTTGTTAATAAACTCATTATCTTGATTGTATATATAAAGATATTCGTGATCTTCGGATAAAAAATAAATAACGTCTGTTATATCGTTATCTACTTTTGTTACTACTTTACCTTCTATGCTAAATCCTTGTTTTAATTCCATGTTATATCCTCCATTAATAATCTACTCTACTTATCAAAGTCAATTTCCTCAAAGTCATCTTCCGAATCATTGTCGTATATAAGATTCTTTGTTTCATCAAGCATACCATCTTCTATTCTCCTAAGCATTTCCAAATAATACATATTATAAGGCTTCCCTGTTACTCTACCTGCCATTATAGCAATCTCTTTATCTGTATAATCTTTTAATTTTTTCATTATATCTCCTTTATATTAAGTTTACTATGCTATTATTCTATTGTCAAGCATTAACCTTCGCAGCTTAGACAATCTTCGCTTTCTTGTTGCAACCCTTTTAACCCTGACGTACTTTTGCAGTAATATAGAGTCTTTACTCCTAGTTCCCACGCTTTAATATGAACTTGGTTAAAATAAAGTGCATCTACATCAAAAGGAAAGAAAAGGTTCAAACTTTGGCTCTGACAAATATACTTCTGTCTTTGTGCCGCCTGTTGTACAATCACGTTTTGATCAATCTCGTATGCAGTTTTAAATACCGCTTTCTCGTCATCAGTTAAAATGTCCAAATGCTGCACACTTCCTGCGTTCTTGACAATACTTTTCCAAACTTCCGGACTATCTACGCCTTTTTTAATAAGCAGCTTTTTAAGAGTCCTGTTTCTTCTGACAAATAAACCTTTAGCTGTAATATCGTTAAAAGCATTTGCTGTCAAAGGTTCGATCCCTGCAGAAATATCGCCGCATATAATAGAGTTCGATCTCGTAGGAGCAATTGCCGTCAAATGGCTATTATACATTCCCGTACCTTTACACCATTCTGGCTCACCTTTTTCTACTGCAAGTTCTCTACTAGCTTTCTTAGCATTCTCATCGATAAACTTAAAGACGCGGTTATTTTCTGACATAGCTCTAAACGATTCAAAAGCAATTCCGTTTTCTTGAAGATACGTGTGCCATCCCATAGCTCCTATGCCGATAGCTCTGCCTTTAATAGCACTTCTAGCGGTACTGTCCATAAAAGGTATGTTAGCAGCTTTATCAATAAACTCATCTAGGACTCCATTTAAAAGTCGTGTCACAATTTCCGGCACTGTTCTACCAGTTCTAGGCGATCTATAAGCTAGTAACTCGCTAGTCATAGAAAGGTTTAAGCTTGATAAGCAGCAAATGAAACTATGTAACTGATCTGCAAATAAAGTAATTTCTGAGCATATATTTGTCATGTTAACTTCGAGACCATTGTTTTTGTATGCAGCAGGATTCGCTCTATTAACCGTGTCATTAAACATGATATACGACTCGCCAGTTTCTAGCCTAGCTTTTAAAAGTTCCGCCCATTTAACTCTCGCCTCATAGTCTCCGCTTTTTACTTTGTGCATAAACTCGTCATTAATCATAGTACAATGATGAAGGTTTAAAATCTGACGGTTTACATCTCCTTCAGGTCGCCTCATCTTAATAAATTCGTGCCAATCTCCGTGTTCAATGTTTAAGTTTAAAGATCCGGAACCTCGACGTACCTTACCCTGCTTAGAAGCCATAGCAGCCGAATCGTAGACTTTTGCAAAAGGAATGATACCATCACTAGTACCGTTCTTACCCTGCTTAATTGGACTACCTGAAGGTCTTAGATTGTCAATACCAATACCGACTCCGCCAGAGTTTTTTGACATCATTGCCAATTCTCCCGGTCCTCGTCCCATAATATCTTCCATTCTATCTTCTAGGTTAATTCCAAAACAGCTAATAGGAAGTCCTCTGTCGGTCCCTAGATTCATCATAATAGGTGATGCTAATCCTACAAGTCCTGAATAAATAACGTCAAAGAAATCGTCCTTGTCGTCTTTATCAAAAGCTCCGGCTACCGCTGCTGCTCTTGCGACTCTTCTGTACATAGCTTTCGGCGTTTCACTCTCTAGTAAATACCCACCTTTTAACGTAATAAACCCTTCTATCGTCATCCACGTCGGACACTCTTCTTTATCTTTTAAACCTTGTAGCTCTTTCTCTGTTTTATTCATTATCATACCCCTTAAATAAACTGTCCACACTCAACGTACTTTTACTATATTCACTTACTCGGGCGTGGAAAAAATCAGTTGAATTTTGACCAAAGACCATCTCTTCAAACCAATCCATTTTCTTCAAACTTTCTTGATCAATATTCTTCCAGTTTATCTTAAGCTTCATTGCAACTAGTTTTTCATTAGCTCTGTTTCTGATGTAGTTTTTAACGTCTTTGTGATCTAGTCCTCGTATCGTCCCAAGAGAAAAAGCTTTGTCAATAAAGTCGTCCTCTAGTTGTACCGCAAGTCTAGCCGCTTCATAAATCTCACCTTTTAATTCGTCGTCCCAAATGTCAGGGTTTTCTTCGATAAGCGTATTGAATAGCCAAATGCCGCCTTTAGAATGCAGATCTTCGTCAAGTGCCGACCACTCAATAATGTTTTTCATACCCGTCATTAAATTGTACCTTGATAAGCTGATAAGAATCGCAAAAGAACTAAACAAACTTACACCTTCTGTAAATCCTGAGAATATAGCTAACCTTCTAGCAATATCCCTTTTAGTTTTTCCTTTAGTATTTTTTAGCTTATCTAGTTTTGCAACCGCTGTAGTATCTTGTAAAAATGCGGCGTAATCATCTAGTCCTAAAGAGTCGTTTAAATAGCTATAAGCTTGTACATGAACCGTATTTCCTGTAAAAGCCACCTTTCCACATCTCCTAGATATAAGGTTCTCCGAATCCACAGAGACGCAGTACACCTTGTCATCATAATCAACTTCTTGTTTTTTAGGATAAGTAGTAGATGTTGTTTCAGTAAAACCTAAAGCATAGCAAGTTTTTGTTGAGTAAGGAGTTCCTCCTCGAGGTAATTTAACTTTCATGGCAGATTCTTTCGTTCTGTTAACACCTTTATTTGCCCTATAATGACCACTTATAGTAGCGATAGCCTGTAATTTATCCACAGCTTCTTCATTTGTATTGTAATAAGTATTAGCCGATCCATCCCAGTGCAAACACTCTTCTATAATGTCACAAGCCTCCAAAGAAGATAATTCGGATAACTTCAAGAAACCTAAGTTTTTAATACTACTAAGAGAAACCTCTTCGGGAACTTTAAAAGAATATATACTGAAATCCTCTAAAGTATTTACTACAAAGTCTATATCGCAACAATCGAGTATAGATGATAACCTCTTCTTCTTTCTTTGTTTTTTTAATTTAACTGTACATAGTCTGTAGTTTTCATTAACCGAGTCACAGAGACTTCTTAAATTTCCATCAGCTTGAATAGCAATGAGTAGTTTATTTAAATTGGACAATCTATTACCCTCAACCTCGGAATATCCTGTGACAGGATATTTATAATTTCTTCCTAAGCTGACACTTTGAGATTTAGTCTTACCATATACCTCTGAAGCATGTCTTTTATATATCATGTCATGATTAGGAGTGACACAGATACTACTACTTTTACTATTGTAGAAATGCATCTTTCCTTTATAATCATAGTTTACGACTTTTTTAGGGTTCACAAACTCTACTATACTTGTATCTAAAGAGTATTGAGCTATTTTATGAGACATTGTAACGTCTGCTACGTTAACCCATCCTTCAGATGTTAGTAATTCGGAATCTTTATCGAAACATTCCATGTTTGAAAATGCGGCACACATCATCTGAATCTCCGGCTTTCTAAATAAGCCTCCTAGATGTCTCCAGTAATCGTTACCTACTACTAACTCAAGCTGCGTAAAAGACTTTAGAACCTGTCCATAAACTTCTCTTTCGCTGTCTACGAGGTCTTCTTTCCAGTTCTTAATGTCGTTTGCTAGTGACACCTCTGACGGAAGCCAGTGTGCATTCTGTTGTTTTTCCCAATATTCCGCCGCTTTATCGTATTCAAATGGTTTGTAAACTTCTCGGGGCTTTAATATGCTCAATTTATCTCCTTTGATTTTTAGATAACAACGATAGCTCGTCAACCTAACCACTTAGCTTCCTCACAAGAATCTCCTAACGCTCTAACGGATATCTCGCTTTACACTCTCGACCACGTTTCTTGTCTCAGACTAAGGTTACTAGCCTTTGCAACTAACTCTGAATTATCAGTTCCAGTGTTACTTCAATATAATACCGCAGTTTCTATTTTTTGTCAACATTTTTTTTCTCAAGCAATGTAAATAAACATTCTTGTTGCTGTATATGAGCAGAATGTAGATCTTTACGAACCCTCCTAGCACTTGCCAAAGAGTCGTTTAGTCTTGTAATGTCTTCTCTTTGCAATTCTATATGATATATAAGTTTGTTAACATACTCCTGATCTAGTTCACTAGTAGTTTCAAAACTGTCCCAAGACCTGCCTCTTAGTGTCGAAGAAACTCCGGAGCATCTTATCGCCGCTTTATATAAAGAAAGTATCGTTTCTACCTTTTTTACTAGCTCATCTCGCTCCCTAGTAATAATTTGTAGCTCTATTTTTAAATCATCCATAGTTACCTCGAATATCCTATCCAGTGTGTTATATTTTTCTTGTAAACCTTGTAGTTTTTTGACTCTACCAAAGTATCTTTATAAATACCGTGTTTGTAATATAGCACTATGCGGCACTTAATGTATTCTTTGCCGCGATATCTTGGAACCACGTAGAAATATAGGTCCGAGTTTGTAGTTGTATAATATCCTTTATGAATCATCTTCATCCTCCCATTCTTTTAAAACACCTTCTATTTCCATATCCTGCAGTATCTCAGAAGCAAAGTTCAACCTTTCTTGCTTCTCCCATTCTGGAAGTCTCGTCATAAGACTTATTGCTATATTTATTACCATTTCACTTCTTTTCATAATTCTCCTAGTCCCAAAATCCCGGCACTTTATATCGTAGTAAGTACCAGTAACGGTCTTCTAAACCTTTTTTAATAACAGCATCTTTTTTCATAGCAATCCTAGCTAGTTTCTTATAGCTATCTTCGTTAAAAACATCGAAGTAATTAGATCCGTCTTTTGTAATTTGTCTATAATGCTCCGACCAATAGTAACCTGTTGAGTCACCATCAGCTCTTCTTCTTGAAAGCTCCGTAAACTCTCTTAGAAGCCTCATATCCTTGTTATTAACGTCCGAGTTCCACATAAGGTGTGTCAGCTTAGAATCGTGCATAAAGTCGCTCACACGGCTAATATGAGCGTATGTGAGAGCATCTATACCCGATACAGCGTCATAATCGTAAGTATGCTTTGCTCCACGATATCCGTAGTAGAAAAACCGCTTTATAAACAAAAAGTATTGTCGTAGTTTATTCATTATGCACCTTCTCAAAACATTTATCGCAATAATACTTAACATCTTTATTACCGTTATAAGCAGGTTTTGAAGTTAAGTTGTCACAGTCTTTGCCGCATTTTTCACAGTTCATAGCTCTCCTACATACTTATTAATAATATTTCTAAGTTGTATCGCAGCTTTTGGATCTAGTAAAACACTACCTTCGTCTAAAGTTACATACAACATCTCGTCGTTAATATCTACTTCTATTGTTCCAAAATCTGACTCTATATCTACATACGTGTTGAGTCTTCTAGAAAATTCTGATATAATATCTTCGTCCGTAGCTAAAGTAAAATCACCGCCTTCATAAGCTGACCATTTCTGAGGCTTATAAAACAGGTCTGTACAAGTATAAACATATTCATCGGCTCCTTGCACCCAATCTACACCTAAAGGTTCTCTAAGCTCTTCTACTATCATAAGCTGCCCTGCTCTAACGTGACCGCCTCTTCTTATAATATCGCCAATTTTAAACTTGCCTTTAAATTCCATAAGTCCTCCTATTTGAGTTTACTACAATTCTTAATGTCCGTCAAGTAAATTATTTGCCAGTTCAGCAGGAGCTTTTAAATCTAAACTTAATTTGTAGTTATTTTCCATAATATCTTGTATAAAAACTTTACACTCTTGAGCCTTTTCTTCCGGCACATTCATAACTAATTGATCGTGAATCTGCAAAGCTACCCATCCGTCAATTCCTCTTCTTATAAACTCTCGGTTAATTTCAATTGCCGCTAAATTAACAATCGAAGCTGACAAACTTTGTATTTGAAAGTTCTTAGCATTATTTAAGCCGTTTTTATACTCCATGTAAATTTTAGTAACAGCTTTTTTAGCCTCTTTATATCCTAATCTTTTTGTATGCTTCTTAGCTAAAGTTGCGCGATACTTATAATCTAGTAGCCTATCTCCATGCTTTTCAAAAAGCTCCTTAACTCTAGGCAAATGTCGAACTCTACCTACTTCTGATACAACAAAGCCCTTAGTCTTAGCCATAAGTTCCGATTCATCCATCCATTTCTTAAGCTCCGGAAAGCCGCTTAAATACCCGTCTATAAGCACCTGAGCTTCTGCCTGAGTAACTCCTAGAGTCATCCCTAGTGCGTAAGATGCCATTCCATAAGGAACTCCTAGAGCGTACGCTTTTGCTGCCTGTCTGACCGCTTTTTTTACTTTGCCTAAATAGTTATCTGCTTTTTTATCTGCACTAACTCCTTCTAGCTTTTCTGTTTGAATTGCAATAGTAGAATAAAAGTCGTGACCTTTTCTAAAAATATCTCGTAATCCTTCATCTCCAGAAACATGTGCAAAAACATGCGGCTCTAAACTTTCATAGTCATTATCAACAAACTTTCGACCCTTACCTGCAATAAAGAATCCTCTGATAATATTAGAATGCTTTAAAACTATTTCGTCAAGCTCGCCCTTTTCTTTAGGACGCGGCAATTGTTGTAGATCCGATCCGTATCTGCCAGAGATAGTTCCATGCTGTTTAAAAGTAGGATAATAAATACCGTCTTCTTGATTATCTAGAAACCTGTCTATATAAGTTCCGCGTATCTTTATAAGCTTATTGTAATTACTTAAGTCCCTTGTCCAATCAAAGCCTACCGTTCCTAAATGCTCAATAAAGTCGTCATTAAATTTAGGCAATCCTGTAGGAGTTCTTCCAAGAGGTTTAATCTTAAAGTAATCAAATATAATTTCGCCCATTTGTTTTTTTGAGCTTATGTTAAACTCTTCTTCTTTTTCGTCGTAACATTCTTGGCTGATTCTAAATAGATCGTCTTTGTCTACTTCCGAAAAATCCTTATCCTTAAGCGCCGAATATTCTATGCCCTCTTTACCTTCAAAGTTTTTAGCAGAAAAGCTATATTTACCTGTCTTTGTTCTTGGAAAGTCTAGTTTAAAATAGTCGGCATACTTTTGAGCAAATAAACCCGTAGCTTTCGGAGGATAATTTAAAAGTATCTTGTCAGTTTTCCATTTAAAAAACTCTGGAGAAGCCATAATATTTCTAAGAACGACTCCTTCTAAATAATCAATGTCTACTTGGATATCTTCCTTGGCTTTGAAAATCATAGGTAAGTCTAGATTAATACCTCTAGCTTCCATACCTACAGTTACTTCTTTAAAAAGAGGCATAACTTCTTTGTCAAAAAAGAAATCAGATAAACCTTCTTGCTCTAATACTTCTAAATAGTACGTGCATATTCTAAAAGTAAGATCAGCATCTGCCGCCGCATACTTACTCATAATATCTAAATCTGCTTTAAACATTTCGTAATTTGCCTGAGTAGTACTGCCGCCGTTTTTCGCCACATTACCTTTTAGTTCTATTTGCTCTTTATTAGCATCTTGCTCTACGTTCAAGCCTATTAAGTGTTGCAGCTCTATACCAGTTCTCTTTAGTGCAAAAAGAGCATCCTCGTCAACTGAGTGCTTCATTAACATGCCTTCTGCAGCTAGACTAGGTAATAAATCAATATTAAAGTTTGACTCTACCATTCTACAATCAAAACTAGCGTTCCACATTAGCAGCTCTTTCTTAGCCAATTTCTCGACCATACTTTTAAAAACCTCATCACTAACCATCTGATCTAATTGCTCAGTCTCCGTATTCCAACTAAGTCTCGATACGTAATAAGCTGTACCTGCTTTGCCGCAAAAAGACATACCAATAACCGTATCTTTTCTGACGTTAAGTCCAGTAGTCTCCGTGTCGAATGCTAAGAATTCCGACTCTTCAATGTGTTTAAGCGCCGAATGCACTTGTAAATCGTGGGATATTGTATGATAGTTTTTGACTATGCTCATTATTTACCTTCTATTTGATCCAGTTTCTTTTTAAACTCTTCGTACCTACCTTCTTCGTAGCCTACTAAGATATACTTATCATACACCTCTTTTCCATGAATAGCAACAAAAGATCTTTCTAATGCATCGTATTGTGGATCTGTCAGCTTACTAGAACCCTTACTATAATAGTCCTTTTTCGCCGCATAAATCTGTGTTATGAATCGGTATTTTGACCATTCTCCCGGCATTGTAACTCCCTAGTCTAGATCGTAATATTTAGAAAGAAACCCTAACATAGCTTCTATACTTGTTCTATTCATGTAAAATAAATACCCGTCATTTGAAAAATTAGTATGGCGACATTCTCTTAAAAAATCAGAAGGTCCGGAGGCTTTGCAAAATTGCTGATAAAAGTCACCTTCATCTGATCCGTATGACCATGTTAAAAATACAAAGTCGTACCAACAATCACTATCGTTATATGCTACTATTAATTGACTATTATCTAATTTTTCTACGTTATCAAAAACCTGCACAAGTTTTCTATACTCGTAAACAATTTCCTCATCGTCACAAAACGAACTGGTAGAAATATCTTTTAATATAGTATCTATTTTTTCCCGCATTAAAACTCCTCTATAAAATCTTCCGTACTAACTAGCACAAAGTACCATTTTAATAACTCTCTATCCGCTTCCGATAGGTTACAATCAAAGTCGTCGTAGTAATTAATAAGAACTTCGTCGATCTCTGGTATATCGTAGCATAAATGTATCACGGTGTCAACTATTTCCACATCTTCTAGATTGTCAGCATGTTCGATCCAGAACTCTAGTTCCTGCCAGATCTCTGTGTAACTAATCATCTTTTAAAACTTCTTTAGCTTTTTTTATGCTCTTCTGACCCTTAGTCTCTTTATCCGGACTAAATGCCGCTTGCCACTGATTCTCGCCGTATTCTGTAGCTTCTACTAGCTCTTTTAAAGCTTCTCGTAGCTTTTTAACTTCCTTCAGTAGTTTCTTATTCTTAACAATTTTTGCTTTTATATCCTCGGTAAGAAGTTCCTCTATTTCTTTCAAAGCTGCGTTTTCTGACTCTAACTTTTCATACTTAGTCTGTAGCTCCCAGTAAGTTTCACTAGAGAGTCTATTCTGTTCTGTTAAGTCTTTTATCACTCTTTCTGACATTATAACTCCTCTATAAAATCTTTCTCTAGTGTCATCCTTCTATGCCAATCATCTAATCTTCCAGACCAAACTTTTCCGTTAGGACCTTGATATACAACTGTTGCAGGGTATTTTTCTTTTACTTGATCGCCTTCAGTGTTTGCTATCAAAAGAACTTTATAGACTATGCCACTGGAATGTTTCCAAGTACTTCCTATATTAACTACTTTTTTCATTTATAATTCCTCGTCGTTATCTCTACTATTGTAGCCATCTAAGTATATTTTGTCAACCTTTTTATCCGTCAATTCATCATGTGGATACAGCGAAAAGAAAACTTCAGAAACTCTGTCCTGATCTAAGCCTAAAAGTCCGCAAGTAAAGAGGAATCGGTTGCTAGTATGATACCATTCGCCTGTTAAATTATCCGGTGCATTCTCAAGAAAATACGAGATAGGTTCTGGAATCTTCGTCCTAGTCTCTCCGTATAGCGCCAATACAAGCTCTTCTAGGCTTTCTCCTACCACGACACTATCTTTTACATCGTAATCGCTTCTAGGGCTGTTTTTGACCTTCTTAGCAGCTTTCTCTGGCTCTAATAGCGGACCATTAAAGAAAAACCCATCTACAAGTTTACCGCCGAAAAAGAACCGTCCAGTGTCTCCTAAACAAGCAGGGTCCGCAGGAAAGTTCTCAGCTACCTTTCTCATTGTAGCAGCAAAAACCTCGCGATCTGTTACTGTCTTAGCCAAAGGAAAAATGAGTCGGAACCTATGATTATCTTCTTTGTGGCTCGTACTTGGAATGCATATACTACAAATGTCTAGTTTATGAACTACTGTCTCCGCTTCTTCAATTGTCATACCTTCGTCAATATCAAGAACTATAAAATCTGTCGAGATAAATCCGTCCTGTCTACGAAACTCTTTAAATAAGCTCGGACTCCAACTGTTATTACAAATGACCTCTATGAGATCCTCTACTGTTGTAACCTCAGTAATCTGTGGTAAATAGGGTTTCGATGTAAACCTCGCTTCAGCAGCTTTTTGAGCTTTTTCAGGCAAGGCTTTACATTTCGGGAATGTGCTAAGTTTCATAAAAATCTCCTAACATTACAGTACTGTCAACTTAAAGTTCATCATCGTCAGGAGAACCTCCTCCAAAAGTATCTTTTATTAGAACCTCTTTACCGTCTTTTCCTTGTATTTTCCTATCTAGACTAAATTGGTAGGATTTAAATTTAGCCTCATTTTGCCTAAGTTCTAAAACTTTATCATACCACATTTTAAAAGTAGCAATTTCAGCATCAGTTAAAGGTAACAAGTCTTCGGTGTCAAAATCAAATCTTCTTAGATAGTTCATACCCTCTTTAGCTCCATCTAACTTATTTTTATACCGAATCTTAGCATATTGCCATCCCATAACAGCTAAGTCACATTCTTTTTCTACTCTCCTTAAGGGTTGAAATACTGTAATTATATTTGTAACAATCCATTCAAATCTAGACGTACCAAAACATCCATCTTTTGGGACAGGAACATCTCCAGTACCCTTACCTTTAGTTGTTTGAGATAGTAAAAAACAATGGGAATCTAACTCCACTGATAAATCTTTTATCTTTTTACATACGGGATTATAATCTACTCCTCCGTTTAAGTCTATTTCTAATAAATGGTCGATTACAAAAGCATGCATCGTCACTCCCATAACTTCTTTAATATTAGTAAGCTCTAGCTTTATGTCAGACACTGACAGATTTTTAGACTTACCGTCCTCATCATAATTTTCTATAATAAACAATCTATCGGCTAGGTCAGGTCTATCTTGTGTAGCTTTTTGCCATTTTTCAGCTATTTCCGAAGCGTCCATTTCTAAAGATACAAAAACTACTATACCTTCTTCGTTGTTTATAAGAATATGCTTCAAGACGTACAGTATACTACTAGTCTTACCTGCTCCTGCTCCTGCTAACCAACCTGTTATACCTCCTCTAGTCCAAGGAACTACATTACAGTCCATGTCTTTCGGACCATTTACAAATTTCTCAGGGTCTATTTTACCGCTGACAACTCCGCTTCTTTTCAAGTCACCTAAGCTTCTTATCCCTGCTTGCTCTTTTCTTTTTTCTAGTAAATTAGTCATCTTTCTCCTTAAATAAATCTGTCAAAGTTATATCAATAGCTTCTTGTACCAATTTCTTTCGTATCCGCCACTGTTTAGTATGCGACCCTCTTCGACCACTTAGTATAGTTT